ATAGAATACGTTCGCCCATCTTTTTCGATTTTTAGCGGTGTTGATACATCACCATAACGCGCATAGTATTCACGCCCATTAAATGGAACAGTTATATACTTACCACGCGTTACGCTTTTTTCTTCGTGCAACCCGAACCGAAATATTTGGCCGTTCTTTTCTAGTACTAGATTAAGCATATTATTCAATCCTCAATTTAGCGCCATTGGGGAATGTTAGCGTGTTATTATTTTCAAACGTTGCCACGCGCTCCCATGATTGATACCCTTTTTCGTTGCCGTCCGCATATCGGATATAGAATGAACCGGAGTTAGTAAAGTACATTTGAACGCCGTATTTATCGGTTGCATGCCACGGCATAGCAACGCCCGTTCCCCAATTATCTTTACCAAATACGTTAAACTTGTTTACTTTACCGAATGTAAAACCGCTATAACCGGTGTTACCATTTGCAATGCCGTCAAAGTCTATACCATCGCTTTCAAGGGCCTTAATTGTTAAGTTCCCCGTCATAGTATCGCCGGCCTTCTTAACGCACGTTGCAACGTTATCCGCCGTTGCAGCTGAATTAGCACGCGCTGCATGTGTTGCTTCGGCTACTGTATCAGTTTTTTTGTAATAGGTTTCGCCTAGTCCGTTTATAGTATCGGTAATGGTTTTTAATGTACGTGTTGGATTGCTAGTAAATTTTTCGTCGCCAGCTATCTTTTTAATAGCTTCCGCCATTTGATTAAGAATATCTGTAATTAAATAGTCTTTACCATCTACAGTACGTTTGCCAATTACCGCATCAGTTGCCGTATTTAAGTATGGATCATAATACTTAATCGACTTCACACGTGTTGCATCTGTAACGGCGATTGCTACTACCACACGTAGAATGTTTTTCCAGTATGTGCCTGTGTATACATTCATTTTTTCGCTTGTAGTATTGTAGTACATTTTATCTGTTGCCGCTTCTGGTGCGTTTGGTTGGCGTAATGGTTCAAGTGTTGTACTGCCATAACTTAGGCCCCCAGATGCGGAGCGTTCGACATACAAATACGATGTACTATTGGCCGGTAGACTCCATGCACTTTGCTTACGTGTTACCGTTTGCACATAATCAACCGCGCCATAATCGTTGAACCCGTCAGCGAATGACAAAAGAACTGGTGTTTGACTGCCGTCAATCATCACGCTTAAATTATCACCGGTTAAGAACGCAAATTCGCCATTGCTTACCTTACCACTTAACACGCGATTACGTAGGCCGCCACCACCGCCACCAGTACCACCGCTATCGGCTTTTAAGTCCATTTCTTTCGCAATATTTAATAATTCATTCCGGTTTTTCTCTATACTTTCCGGTACTGTATCGCCCTGTGGTGTAATATCCAAAGGGAATTTTTCTTTATATGCCATTATTAAACCTCTTCATATGTATAATCTAACTGGCGTAACGAAATAGCGCCCTTTTGAACATTGATTTTGAATTGTACGTTACGATTTGCACCGCCGCCAATTTTATATGCCTTCGTGTATTCGTTGACATTCATCAACGCTTTATAATTGTAGGTCTTGAAATTAGCATAGTAGGTTTTAACCACTTTACTAGCGAATTCAATCGGTTTAGGTTTCTTGTTTGAAATGCCAATCGTACCGTATCCGGGTATTAGGTTATGCGTTACAAAGTTGTAGTTCATAATTAATATGAATTGTCTTGTTGCCAACCTATTGCCGCTTACTATTGACGTTTGAATTTGTACATTATCATCGGTATCTATGGTTTCATCTAAGATGCCAATCTTATTGCCGTAGGCTACGTATACTTCTTTATCTACATTCACCGCATCGTTGATATTGTGCGTGAATTTTCTTGATGTGAAAACTCCGCGCCCGTCCTCATAACGTGGCAAGTAGTGATATATAAATACCGTATCGCCGTTATATGGTCGTATCCAAAGTTGCTTACGACTAGGTATATGCCATGCTTCACAATCCTTTGTAATGTATTTCAACAGATACGAATTGATGTTCAATCCAGTTTCAAACGGTTGTATTTCTGCATAGGTATTAGTAGGCATAAAAGACATGAAACCTTGATTGCCTAAATAATAGCTACGATCATCAATACTTATCGTTGCGCCGCTACAGTAGCCAGTAGAGGATAGCGGGTATACCGTTAAATTCCGTGCATCTGGCGTACCAATGACTTGATAAACACGGCCATATTCCTTATATACGATAATTGCACGTGATAAGAAATCAACGGCAATAATGCTGCCTTGGTCTTTATACCCTACATCTACATATTGCGCACTAGATGCATCATTTGAGTTGTGAGTCCATGCGTTATAGTCGCCTACGGCTGACCAATTCAACCGGTGCGAATGAGTAGATGCAACAAGTACACGCCCAGAATGACTTGAAACAATATCACAAACAGGACTTTCTAGTGTTGCTAACTTGCCGGCTCCAGAAATAACTTGCAATTTGTCGCCACTCGCGATAAGAATATCACCGCCAAACGCATGATATTTAGGCTTTCCCGCCCCATTTAACGCGCCCAGTAATTTATTAGTACTGAAATCAGTTTCGTATAGATTACGTCCGCTAGAAAAGTACCATTTATTGCGATACACATCATAATACAAGGTTTCGACTGGCAACCCAAAATCATACAATACACGAACTCCCGGAACGGTACGGAGTGCATTATCCGTTCTATCAAATTCGCATTGTCTAGCCTGTGTTAAGGCTTGCACGTCGATATTTTCCGGTGGGTTGCTCCAATCAAGGCCCAATCTGAAACCATTTGTCATGGCTACTTGTTTTACGCCCATTATGTTATACCCCGTGCCGCCTTAATTTGTTCTGTGATGTAGTCGATGAAGGTCTTATCATATGCAGCGTAATCAGTCATAAGAGATTTTTTCTTCACCATAAAGGATATAAGCTGCACTAAATATTGATGAAAGAATTCGGAAAACGGAATAGTATCGTCTAAATCATCAATGTGATTTTTACGTACGCTATAAAAAACTTGATTAACCGTTTCACCGTCATAGGTTTCAAATGTGCCGTTAATGATGCGGATAGGATACCCGGTTTTAGGCACAAACCCCATAAAATCAGAAGGAACTGCCCTTTTATCTGGTATATCCATATTCTTTACTACTTCACGTTCTTTAATGCTAACTAGAATAGTTGTTAACCAGTCAATAGCTGCGTTAATGTACTGGATATATTCTAGTTGTTCATCAAGGATTTCGTTTGACTCTACATTAACGAGAGTAATCAATTCGCTTACTACCATAATTCCAGTATCCTTCCGCAATTACACTATCATTGTTACCTAACCCATTATTAATTGATTGCAACGCACTAACCATATTTGCCGAAATTCCAGAAATATCAAGGTTCATCACTCTATATACGATATAGTCAACTAATAACGTTTCTAGTTCTGCCGGTAGTCCGCTATCATCTTCTAGCATCTTATATCCCGCAGTCTTTATATAATCAACGGTGATTTTTTGCTCTTTATCTGCATCAAATACTACCGTTTGCAAATTCAATACTTGGTACCTATCTACTTCCGCATCATCTGCTTTAACTTTCAATATGCTAATACATTGGAAAGGCAAAGTGATCCGTCCGTTTCCGGTGCCCTCAAATGTTCCTGTTGCAAGGCTCGGGCAATATTGACCGATTAGGGCATTTAACAGGTGATTTCCCTCGTTGTAATACTCCAACAAATAATACGGAGTATATTGTTCTTGCGATGTATCGCCTATTTGCATGAACGCCCTGTTTAATATGTGCTTTACGTTCATATTCACCCCATATAAGAATAAAGGCGGGTGTTACCCCGCCTAATATACTTACGCTTCTACTACGCCACCAGTCATAACATTGATTACGCCGTAATCTTTGCTATTGAATTTGGACTTTTCAATCGCACCATAGAAAGCGATGCCGTTACCTTCTACGTTGCCGTAATCGTCCACTTGTTTGATATGTTTAGCCGGACGAGATACCGCAAAACATGCCGCTTGTTTACCTAACAACAAGTTGTGGCATACGTTAGCATTAGATGCGCCTGTTTTGTCATTCAATACACGTTCATATTCGTACAAAATAACGCCGTCATATTCGCCTAACGCGCCTGTGAAAATAGGGTTTTTAGAACCACGAACGTTGGCGTTTTGTTGTGCTGCCAACCATTTTGCATCATCTTTCAAATCACGAGCTGCCCAAGGAGAAACCAACATAATGAATTTGTCCATGCCGTCAACTTTAATAGGTTGTACTTTAGGGCCGTGCATTTGTGCTTTACGTTTAGCACGAGAAATGAGTGTAGTTGTTAGCTTATCGTTGGCCATGATAGATGCTTGCGTGCCGGCAGCAGAAGCGTACAATGTTTCACCAGCGGTAGGAGATGCGGAAAGTTTAGCGATTAACTTGTTATCTTGCCAATCAGCTAACCATTGTTTCAATGCACCTTTGATTTCTTTTAACATATCGTATTGTGTTTTTTGGTCGTCCGCTTCATAGCGAGATACCGCATTACGTACTAATTGAGTTGTAACTGTGAAGTCATAGATATTCAATGCTTCTTCGTTACCGGTTAAAGTAGCACGGTTACCTTCAACACCGGCACCGCTTAAATTCATCATCAAGCCGAATGTTACTGCATCACCTTTTACGCCTGTAAGGTCTTTGTTTTTGTGTACTACATTAGATCCGTCAAGAGCCGTGAATTTATCGAAAAAGGATTCTTTCAAACCTTCATGCCATACCTTTTTAGTCCAAATTTTAGGGACTAACGCCGCTGGGATAGTTACTTGATTTCTTTGTTCTGCCATATATTACCTCTTATAATTCGTCAAAATATTTTCGTACATCGTCCGGCAATGCATCAAGATTGCCGGTGTCATACGCTTTCAAAATATCTTCTTCCGTAACCTTATTAGGTGTAGGAACGCCACCATTGAGCGCACCAGCCTTTGGTAATGTCGCCGCTACTTCTAGTGGGTTGTTTGGTACTTCGGTACTTGTTGCCAATTCATTTTGTACTTCTTTAACAAACTTCCTAATTGTTTCAAAATCGGCTTCCGTGCCTTCACCAATATCAACGCGATAAAAGGCATCGTTAATCGGTTGCGCATCACGCATTGTCATTCCGTTTAACTTATCCAAACCGCGCTGATATAATTCACCAAAGTTTGGTAACGATTTAATTTCATTTACGAAATTTAAGTTTGTTTGTCGTTGTTGATGTACTGCGATTTGCTGATTAGTGATTGCGTATTCTGCGTTAGCTTCAAAGCGAATGAATTCGTTGTACTTTTCAGCATCTTCATACATCAAACCTTCTAAATCTTCCGCCGTCATATTAAAGCGCTTCAACGCTTCACGGCGTACAAAGTCGCGAATATTTGATACTTCCTCTTGTGGCAATTCAATAGGCTTTTGTTGCGCTTCAAATTGTCTAGCACGTTCTTCCGCCGCTTTACGTCTTGCGCGTTCCTGTGCAAGTGCCGCTTTTAAGTTCTGATCGTTCGCATGAGTTTCTTCCGTTTCTTCGTTAGTGTTCGGCGTTTCTGTTTCTACTTCCGCATCATTCGCATCACTTTCCGGTGTTTCAGTAGAGGGAACATCGTTCACACCTTCCTGTGTATTCGTTTCTTCGGTTGTTTCTTCCAGTTCTACGCCCGCGTTTTCTAAATCTTCCGGAGTGAAACCAACTTCTTCGATGTTTACTAAATCTTTTTCCATATCAAATACTCCTTTGCCTTTTAACG